ATCATGCATGGCAGCGTCTTTCTGATGCCGTTCATTCCGTGCTGTGGCCTCAACTTCGCTGAGGTGGGTTCGATTGCTGCCCAGATTTTGTCGTCCCATGATGATATTACGATTTTCACGACCGACAAGTCAGGGTTTGATCAATCCATCACCCAGGAGGCCTGCGACTTCGAGTTGCGCCTATACGATCTGATCCGTCCGCTATCGGATTCTGAACGCGCGTGCCTGATCGCGCAGAGCGCGACCCGGCGCATGACATTCGGCAACCATCGAGTCACTGTGAGCAATATGCAGGGCTACCGCAATTCCGGCGATTACAATACCAGCCTCGGTAATACACTGCTAAATGGGTCCACGATCGAGCATACGTTCACGGCGCTCGGGTATTCTGGCACTGCCCTTGTTGTTAGTGATGATGCTGTTCTTTTTGTGTATGACCTTGGTGAGCGCAATCCTGCGTCATTTGCCAATGACTTTTGCGATTACCAGCTCGCACACTTCGGCTTCCAGAACAAGATACAAGTTAATCACTCAATCTTTGAAGCCGATTTCTTGTCATGCCGTTTTCTGCCTTGCGCTACTCCCGCCGGCGCTTCGAGCCTATGCTTGTCACCGACCCTGAAGTGTTTGTCCAAGATCAATTTCACCTTCAGGGATCCACCGTCACGCACCATCACCTCTTTTTCGCGGTCAGTTTGGACTGGTATGCGCACGCTCTTTTGCGCTGACCCGCGCGTCCTGGCGATTTTTGATGCTTTATTGTACAAGTTGCCACCTGATGACCGCAAGTACAAGGTGCGCGTTGACGATGACGTACATTACTTCGTCCGCGACTTGCCCGCTTTTGATGTCGTTCCTGACGTTGATGGCCTCGCGTCCGCTGATGTTGCCCGTTATGGTATAGACCTAACTCCCGATTTTGAGGAGATGCGCAGGACCACCCTGCGATCTACTCACGCTGTTCACGAGTGGGTCATGCCTAACTGGGCGATGCGGCGCGACTGCCTTTAGGAGCTGGGTGTGAGTCAAGTCAGCGTCGCCACTAGTATAGTAGCAGACTACCTACCGCTGACTATAATAAATGGCTAGTCTAGAGAGTTCTGACTAGAACGAATTTTGCTTTGAAAACTCTCGAAATGAGAAGAAGGAAAAACGTACGTGCAAATCGAAAAGGAAAGCGTGGCGACGAAGTCGTCAAGAAAACAAAACAGAGAAAGCCCCCTGTAAAGATCATCACTCACGATGAGGAGTATGAGAGCAAACGCCCTGATCGGCGTCTACTCCTCACTAAACGTGAACTCGAGCGAATGATTGACCGCGCCCATCACCGATTGGATATTGGTGCATCTGGCGTCTTGTTCGCTGAGTACTGCCTTGACCCGCTTGGACAGGGTCAGCAGGGGCCTAAGTCGCGCCCTCCGCTATTGGTACCTGATGGCAACTCATCACGGTTGCTCAGTCTTACCACCATGGCGCGCATGCAGTTCTCCGGTGCTACCAGCACATCCGGAGTCTTAGTGGCCGTTCCACCGCTGCAGAATCACACTGCTGGTCTGGCTCGTCTATTTTATGGTAACGACATCTTCGGTGCTGCGTCCTCCCCAACAGGCAATTCTTTCGCAATACCGGATGAAGTGGCAGTGACCGACGCCCTCTCACTTGCTTGTGAGTACGATCATCGACTGATTAGCGTTGGCATCAACATCATTCCAATATCCTCACCTGAGAACACTTCAGGAGTGATGCGCTGCTACTGGACAGATATTTCTTTGATGAATGAAGTCCCAGCTTACCAACAGTACAATACTGTACGCAATGAACCCGTGATTGAAGCTGAAACGTATGACGTTGAACATGGTATATCTGTTCGGAGTGTGATTGATCCAGCCTCCCTGGCGTTTTCACCCATGCCGGTGGATCAGACAGGATTGTTGGCTTCTCCAGTCACCGGTCGACTACCGTGTATCTTCATCTCTGGCATGTCTGCTGCCACCAACATTGAGGTGAAGGTTGTCTACCATTTCCAGTTGCGGTTCCACGTTGGCCTACCATTTTCCGTGCCACGTGCTATGTACGAGCCTGAGTTTGAGAGCCTGAAGGCATACATCAATGGCATGCCTTTCATTACCGATGGACACAGCTTCGCATCTTTCTTCAAAAGTGTGTTTTCCGGTATTAAGAAGGCATTCAGATTTGTTTCAAACATCACTGAAAAGGTGAGCTCTGCCCTTCCCATCGTTGGTGGCATCATTGGGAAGATCGAGGGGCATTAGACTCATCTACGCTAAGGCGCATATGGAGGGTGAAAGATCCCTATGAAGTTGCGTCTTAGTAGAAACCCAACGGCCTGTACCCGTGTCGGGGCTTGTGGGGGACCTCAAACCACAAGTTGGGCCACAACATTGTTCATACAGCATTGCAGTTGATCGTACCAGGATTAGCGACCCAGTGTACAGTCCTGCAGTGTGCAGTATTCCACGTGTGAGGCTGCCGTGGATTTGGTGTTAGGTGAATGTTAGCTGTGTAAGCAGTGGGGGAATACCCCGGACACTGTGCAGCGAGGCGAACCTTTCACCATCTTAGCTTTCGTCTTAGACGTTAAACGCTGGGTCCTCGATACCCATAGTTGTGCGCTGTGTGCACCGCCTCCTAACACGACGCGGTACCATGCGACTGGCGGAGTGATTACCGTTAGCACAAGCGGGGTCCTCACCGGGAGCTGGTTCTTAGCATTCGCCACAATGAGTTAGACTCCTGCCAAAGGAGCACTACACATTGATTTGCTCTCATTGTGTTGACCGCC